GTAAGTGCACTTGTGTGCCGAACTGTTGCGGTCCCCTCAGCACTTTATTTGGGCTGGGGGTTATCCGTGCTTGTTGCGAAGTCCATGTTTGAGGCCTCGCACAAGTACGTCGTTCACTTCATTTCCATTAGTGAACGCCTGGGAACACCACTCTCTTGACAAGAGTTGATTTCCCATATGCCTTACAACTAGGTTAACTAGATGCAAGGTAATCTTCGTTATTGGGTCGCCCATAAGCACCCCGCAACGGAGATTAACGTACCGGATCATGTCCCCATGGTCTGGTGCGGCTTCTCCGACATTGGATAAACATCCTGTGCCAGAGAAGAAGATACGTCGGTTCCCAAAACAAGTTTTTAGAACCACGCCTCTTAAAACGGCTGGAATACCACATCGTGTCATCCAGCGTTTAGCCGCCCTCTTTGCATACTCATGATGCATTCGGTCGGTAGCCTCCTCGTAATCAGTTGATGATACGTAGACGCTTCTATACACATCTTCCCGAACAAGGGTCGATCCGTATACCTCTTCAGTCCTTTCAAGGGGATCGAAGAGCTCCTCGTGATAATTGTTCATTAGCTCGAGGAAGAAGTTCCAACCATGATGCGCTTCGCTCATGCCGGACTTCGATGTGGGGATTCCCTTTTTCATGGGTTCCGCACATATCTTGCTTACAAAATCTAACACGATTTTGAGGCAAGCACGAGCCTTGGTAACGGATCTTCCTTTACCCGGCTCTTTAACCACAGTGAGGTAGGCATCAGTTACCTCCTCAATGCTGGTTCTGAGTACTCTTTCTAGGCATGCCCAGAAAATGTACTCACCGATCGATCCGACTTGGTCCAATTTGGCCCATCGCTCGATCTTTCCTGTATCCAAGTCCACAATAGGGACTAGGGTACCGGCCTCCGCTCGAACTAACATATCATGTAGTTCGTTCGAAGTGCCTCCGTCGCGCCGGGTTTGTTCCCAGCAGGCAGAGGATGTTACGGTTACTCTCGCTTTTGTCGAGAGACCCGTAAAGGCGGCATCCGGGACTGACGATATAATGTCATCCAGGCTGACCTCCAGAAGCCTTAGCTGCGTATCTGTATACGGCTCAGGCTCCTTTGATACGGTTCTTAGGAATTTCTCCTTCGACTGTATCACGACTAGAGGTGGTGGTGTTCCACAACCCCTTGTCTGAGAAAGGATTCCGAGTGTTAGTACACCACGGGCTCCCTTCCTTCGCTGGGCCAGATGCCACATAGGTTTCATCTGACTCAGCCATGGCGCCTCGCTTAGGATGTTTTCCAGAGCTGAGGTCCATTCACTTTCGGGAGCCTGCTTGTGGGCAAGCTCTTTGAAAGACTTTCGACATCTCTTTAATTGAGAATAGAAAGTATCCATGTGAAGACCAACATTGTTGATCTCCCCATCGATAAACTCGTCACTGATCAAACAGGACAAGTTTTGGAGTATGAATTGGTCGTATCGTTCCCAATTCCATACCTCCTCCGGAAATGCCAACCATCTTTGGATGAACATTCCGTCTACGGTCTCAAGAACTTCTAGAAGTCTTTCAGATCGTGCCTTGCGACTAACATGACTGTTGGAAGCAAGTTTAGCCTTTTTCCTCGTGGACCACGAAGGATCGGGCTTACCCTCAATAAGAGAAGAAATTCTCTTCCAGAGGGTCTTGGCCCACGCCTTTAAAACGGTGTGGCCAAGTCTCATACTCCTTAGGGCTGCGCCCCAATGAGTGTGATGTTCCAGAACATACAGTTTAACACTGTGTTCTGTGATGTGGGTAAACCTTATACGGTTCTTCCCACCTTTCCAGTTAGGACCTAAAAGTCGTACTGGAAGAGGGTCTGACAAGCGGAGTAAATCCCCCTGCCATACCTTTAGCTCAGGCATCGGTTTTCCCGTTGCCTCCGCTAATGAGCGACCTGCGAATATCATCCACGGGTCCTCATAAACAACGAAAGGTTTAGTTTTCTTCCCCTTTTGTCGTTGCACCGTCTCATATGGAATTTCTTCCTCTGAGCTGGTGGAGCTGACTTCGACATCTTCAGTGTCGCGGCCAGACAAGGAATCAGATAGGCTTAAAACCTCACTGATATCCGATTGGACTGATGATTTGACACCAACGGTCCGGATGTCAGAGATTACGAATCCGTAGTTCTCTAACATCTCCCTGTCTTTAGCTATAGAGCTAGAGCCAGAGTATCTCAGAGTAAGCGCGCATGGTGCTTGCTTAATTGAGATATAGTGAACTCCTTCCGTGAAAGAAGAGAGTTCCTGTGATATAACCGGGTCTGCCGGATTATACCAGTTCGTAATACTCGACAGTGAATGTTGAATATACGATGAGCATGGATTGTTACTTTTCAAGGTGTCGTCCATGTTCCCTAACTTGGCTTCTAAACGAGGAAGCACTTATTAG